CCGGCAACTTTGCGTACTACTACGCGCCAGGCGGCACGTCGGCGGGCGCCACCACGGTCGTGACGTCCGATCTTTCGGACTCGGCCGAGGTTGGCGCGGGCGTGCTGCAATCGGCCCCCGGTGACGGTGAGTATTGCTGGATACAGATCGCCGGCCCCGCGACGCTTACGACCGCGCTGACCGCTGGCGCCGACGGCGATCCCCTCACGCCGACGGGCTCCACGGACGGCACGCTCGATGTCACGGCGGCGACGACGGATCACATTTGCGCTGTGGCGCTCGATGCCTCCGCGAAGATTGTGCTCCTCGACTGCCCCTGGTGAGTAGAGCGGCGGGGGCGATCGTGCCCCCGCCGAACGCATGAGCGAGGCAACGATGGCGGCACCCTTCCGCATCCTGAGATTTTTCACCAAGTACCAGCAGCGCGGCGGTCAGACCGTTGGCGTCGACATGGTCGAGTATTGCGGCATCGGCAAAGCGCAGAGCGCGACCACGGTGGCGCCGATCTCTCACCTTTCCCGCGTCCGCGAGGACGGCGACCCGGATAACCCGGCCTTCCGCCAAGCGCGCGAGCGCTGGGAAGTCATCGGCCCCGCCTACGAGGCGTGGAAGAAAGGCCAGGACATCCCCGTGAACGGCACCGCGCTTGCGGCTTGGGCCGGCGTCACCGCCGAGCAAGCCGAGGTGCTCAAGTCTGCCGGCCTCCGCACGGTCGAAGACGTGGCGCACGCGACGGACAGCATCATCAGCCGCGTGCAGCTGCCGGGCTTGCGCGGGCTGCAGGAGCAGGCCAAGCTGTTCCTCGCCGGCCGGGGCAGCGCGGCGATCGCTGCCGATCTTGCCCAGAAGGACGCCGAGATCGCGGCCATGCGCGCCGAGATGGAGGAGTTGAAGGCGTTGCTCCTCGCCGATGAGCCCGATCTGGAGGCGGACGGCGCCGAGCGCCCGAGACGCCGCGGCCGTCCGCCACGAACGCCCGAGCCTGCAGCGGCATGATCTGAGGGACTAAATCGCCGACATGATGGACGACATAAACAAGGACGCCGAAGCAATCGTGCGGGCGCTGGATGCATATTTGGCAACGTTCCCGTGGCCAGCTCCGACCATCAACACGGCGTCTAGCACCGAGCAAACAAGCGCGCGGATGTTTCTTGTCCGCACGTTTGCGGCGGTTCTTGGGGAAACGGCGCGAGCCGCAACGCGGTTGAAGTGACGAGCGTTGTAGCTCCGGGGGGATCAACCCGGAGCGATCCCATGTGCAGCGTCCCCGTGATCCTGGTTCCGCAGCTCGAGGCTCGGTTTTACCTCGACGACTGCGAGTGTTTGCCGGCCCCGCGTGAGATGGTCGAGTATTGGCAGCCGGGCCAGCGCCAGACCATGACGACCGTCCGCCCTGTCGCCGAGGCCATGACCTTGCCTGGGCTTTGGGCCGCGATGGGCCCCGCTTACGACCAGTGGCGTACACCTCTGCTTACCTATCATCCGGAGCCCGTCGCCATTGTCCAATCTGCTCGCGCTTCTGCAGGATGTGTGTGACCGGGTCGGGCTGGTGCGGCCGTCGGCGATCGTCGGCGGCAGCGACCCGCAGGTCAGGCAGCTGCTCGCCCTTGCGAACCAAGAGGGCCGCGACCTCGCGCGCCGGCACGCGTGGCAAGCGCTGACGAAGGAAAAGACCTTCACGACGGTTGCGCAGGAGTCGCAGACGGGCGCCATACCCGCGGATTTCGATAGGCTGGTGCCCGGCACGTTCTACAATCGCACGTCGAAGCGGCTCGTGACCGGGCCGCTCACGGCGCAGGAGTACGCCGACTACAAGGGGCGCGTGACGTCGATCGTCTACGAGGCGTTTCGGATCAGGGGCGATGCCATCCTGATCCTCCCGACGCCGTCGGCGGGCGAGACGATGGCCTACGAGTATCTTTCCAAATACTGGTGCGCGGGGGCGGCCGACACGGCGCCCGATCAAGCCGAGTGGGTCGCCGACACCGACATCACTTTTCTCGACGAGGAAGCGATGCGGCTCGGCATCGCTTGGCGGTATCTTCGGAGTCGCGGCCTCGACTACGCCGAGACATTCCAGCAATACGAGCTCCACGTCGCGCAGCTGATGGGCCGCGACGGTGGCGCGCGCACGCTCTACATGGGCGGCAGCCCCGATCGGCGCCGACCGTTCGCGCCTCAGGCCCCTGACGGCAGCTGGAATTTGACCTGATGCTCGCGCTGCGCCAGCCGGCCCGCCGCAACCCCCAACGCCGCCAAACGGTCATCTCGAAGGCGCTCACGGCCCCAGTCGAGGGCTGGGACGCCTCGTCGGCGCTCGCGTCGATGCCCGAGGGCCGCGCGGTGCAGCTCAAAAACTGGTTCCCGCAGCCCGGCTTCGTCGAGGTCCGGCGCGGCTATCGTATCCATTCGTTTGACATTGGATCGTCGCCCAAAACGGTCTCGTCGATCGACACCGGCACCGACACGCTAACGAGCAATGCGCACGGGCTCGCCAACGGGACCGAGGTCAAAATCTACGCCTCGACGACGATGCCGGGAGGGCTGTCGCAGACGTTGGGCTACTTCGTCCGCGACTCGGCGACGAACACGTTCAAGCTGGCGCTCACGGCGGGCGGTGCTGCGGTCAACATCACGTCGGGCGGCTCGGGGACGATCACCGTCTACAAGATCGACGAGCCCCTGGTCGAGACGCTTGCGGTTTGGCAAGGGCCGGCGTCGGGAAAGATGTTCGCAGCTGCCGGCGGCGCCATCTGGGACGTTACCGCGCAGCAATCGGCAACGCCCGCCTATTACAACGGCGGCGCCGAGGACCGCTGGCAGTGGTGCAATCACACGACAAGTGCCGGCGCGTTTCTCTTCCTCGTCAACGGCACGGACGCGCCGCTGCACTACAACGGCACGAGCTGGGCGGCGCCGACCATCACCGGCATCACGGCGGCCGACGCGATCCACGTCACGAGCCACAAGCGCCGGCTCTGGTTCACGATGAAGGACTCGACGAAGGGCGTCTATCTCGCGACCGACGCCATCGCGGGCGCGGCGACCGAGTTCCAGTTCGGGTCGCTGTTCACGCGCGGCGGACACCTGCTCGCCATCGCCTCGTGGACGCGTGACGGCGGCTCGGGTTCTGACGATTACCTCGTCGCGATCTCAAGCCGCGGACAACTCGCGGTCTACGCCGGCACCGACCCGGCCTCGGCCGACACCTGGGCGCTGGTCGGCGTGTTCGACGTGCCGCAGCCGATCGGGCGCAGGTGCTGGCGTCGCTACGGCGGCGACGTGCTGCTGCTCACCGTCGAGGGGCTGTTCCCGCTCTCAAGCCTCTTGTCGGTCGACGAGAGCCAGGCGAAGCGGGTGGCGGTCTCCGAACGCATCTCGAATGCGTTCAACTCAGCGGCGCAATCCTATGGGTCGCTGTTCGGCTGGGAGTGCGAGGTCTATCCGCGCGGAACCCGGCTGATCGTCAATGTGCCGACGTCGGAGAACGCGACCGCCAAGCAATACGTAATGAACACACTCACCAAGGCGTGGTGCGAGTTCGACGGTCACGCTGCGAATTGCTGGGCGGTGTTCGGGGACAATCTCTATTTCGCCGGCAACGACGGCGACGTCTACCGGGCTGATACCGGGCGGGCCGACCTCGAAGACCCCATCACCGCCATAGGACAGACCGCGTACTCGGCCATGGGCCGAGCGACGGTCAAGCGGTTCACGATGATGAAGCCGTTGATCACGGCGACGGGGACCAATCGGCCAGCCCTCGGCGTTAGCGTGGATTTCGTCGAAACGTCGGCGCTCTCGACATTGGCCGCGGCCGTCGCGCCATCGGGGGCCACGTGGGACTCCTCGGTCTGGGACAGCGCGACGTTCGGGGCCGAGCAGACCGAGATCAACGACTGGGCCAACATCGCGGCCATCGGCACCTTTGGCAGCATCAAATTCCAGGCGCAGACCGGCGTCGACAGCGGGTCGTCGGGCTGGGGGTTCTCGACCTGGGGCTCGTCGCTCTGGGGCTCCGGCGGCACCAGCGACGAGATCATGAGGTTGCAGGGCTTCGTGATCCTGGCCGAGCCGGGAGCGCACTTGTGATCCTCGTGACGGGCGACGAGGCGATCGAGGACTGGTTGCGTCACGCCTTCGGGCTTGCTGTGCCGCATCGCCCGCGCGCGCTGCTCGGCATCGCGGACAATGACGGCCAGTTGCGCGGCGTGTTCGTCCTCACGGGCCGATCTGACACGACGGCGGAGCTCCACGTCTACGGCACGGTCACGCCGGACACGGTCAAGGCGATGTTCCGGTTCGCTTTCGGACAGCTGCGGCTCTGGCGCCTGGAAGTGCGCACCAGCAAGCGGAACAAGGCCGTAAAGCGGGCCGCGCCAAAATACGGGTTCAAGTTCGAAGGCACCGCGCGTGACTACTACGGCCCCGGCGACGACGCGCTGTGCTTCGGCCTGACGGCCCCCAACTGCAGGTGGATAAAATGGGCTCATTAATGAAGGCGCCGAAGGCTC